TTTGTTTTTGAATACTTTCCGTAATGTCCGTGGCCTGAGTCTCGTCGCCCCATGTTGCTTGTTTGATTGTCACGCTCATTGTTAGTTAGCAAATACGAAATTCGCGAGACCACTTGTGATGCGTAAAAAGTTGATCGCTTCTACGTAGACGCCTACGTCGTACGTATAAGCAAAGATGACATTGTCTCCGTTTGTGTTGACAACAATAGTCACAAGCTCCGAGGGATCATACAGAGGACACTGGTCGGTCGGAATGATAACAGGGTTGGGACTGAATACGCTTGATTTCAGAACAGTCTGAACCTGCTGCGACTGAATACCAGCTGCCGTCGGAATTGGTTGCTGTAGTGTCAATCTGAGAATTGTCTTGTTAAACATGCTGGCATTGAGTGCGCCGCTTGGCTGATACATGTCGTTATTGAGGGCAAAGGAATACTGATAGACACCTGGAAGACCAGGAGCCTCTCCTGTTGTGTGCTTGTACATCTGAATCAATGAAAAGTAGCTGACCGGTTTTATAGAAAATCGTTCTTTGCCATCAAGCAGAATGAGACCGTCAATGACCGGATCACGAGGGGAAACCGATGTGATTTGCTGCTGACCACTCGAATACAAGAATGTCTGCGACTGACTCGAATTGGTCAGACTTGAGAAGACGTCTGTGTTCGTTGTTGTAAACGGGGCAGCATGAGGATCGTCCCAATTCGTGTAATTGTCCCAGTCATTCGTGAGGATCTTATCTGTCCGCTGCGCTGAAAACACCATGCGTGTCACCAGATTGAAAGCGGGAACCAACATATCACTCGAACCATACTGACCCGAGTTACTGATGTAATTGATCGTCTTGACTAGGAATGTCTGATCTGCAGAGGCTAGTTGATTCATCTCCATATCGGTCACATATACGAAATTGCCCTCGAGCCATGGGTCGGGGAAAAAGGATGACAACCCGGGTTGGCTGGGTGTCCCGTTCGGATTCGGTGGCGACAAGAACATGCCGATTCCCAGCTTTGTCGGTGCGATACGCTGTCCGTACGTATGGGATGTGCTGTCGGTATCAATAACTGTATATAGATCCGCAAGAGGGCGATACGTGACGTTAATGTATACGTCCGAGTTCTGCATTGCCACCAATGGAAGAGCCAGACCAGGATTCTCACAGAACCAGAAGTGAAGAGGAATGGTGAGCTGACGAGAGCGAATGGACGGCTCGGGAATGAGAGTGTTTGGCGTCAGGCCCGGATAGGCAGTAGGGGCCACTGCGTGGGGGTACTGATTGGCACGTCCGTTTCCATTTGCCGGATCATAGAGCTCAGGGACGTTGCCAACCATCTGATCAACGACCTTACGCTTATTTGAGTCGTGTGTCAAGTAGGAATACATCTTGAGCCACTCGCCCGTCAGAGTTTGAAGAACCTGACCGTTGGCCGTGATAGTGATCTTATCGATCAGGTTGTAACCGATATTCTTGATCCACTTGAATTCGTATCCAATTGAGTTCGAACGTTTGTCATATCCATCAGGAGGTGATACGCCGAGACCCAGGTATGACAGTGGAGACCAAACATCCGGGAGCGTGATAATCAAATATGTATCCATAAGGAGCTGTGCATAGCGATCGATACGACACGAAATTGTTCGTGTGCTGGTTTGTGCGAACGATAAGTTCGTACCGGTGAAAGACATTCGGATCGACTCCATTGCAAAGTTCGTGTGACGGCGGTACACAGCCCGAAAATGCGTCATGGAAGGATTTCCATTGACGAGTTCATTCTGGGCTCCGACGCCGGCTAATTGAATTAGACCACCAGGCATACTATTGTATAGAAGACAGAGGGTTTGTTTAGGCAAGATACGGACAGATCGTAGTGTATCCAGCAGGAGGTGTGTACGCCAGTGTACTAGCGTTCGCCGGCTTGCAGCAGACGGATGTGAATGTCTTACCAAGTGGAGCACCGTAGATATTGTTGCGACCGGGAGCACTGACAAAGCGATTGTACTGATCCGCACCGTTTCCGGCGACGGCAAGATATAGCTGGTTAGTACGGCTCTTCTGCTGAGGAGACGCAACTGAAATCGACTTAGCGATGATCTGTCGCTTCTTCTGACTAATGTAATCCTGAGTGTTGTTGACCTGCATTTGTGATTTACGTAGAGAAAAGACTACAACAGTAATGAGATTTGTTCTTGTGAGCACACACGTTGATCAGACGACAGGGTACTCGAAGGTGGCATATAACCTGCTAAAGCAGTTGACGAAGCTGGCTCCCGCTGTGAAGACGTATCATTTTGGATTTCAGCGTCACCCCAAGCGTGAGTTTGTTCGCAAGGTCCCTACTGGAATTGTCGCCTACGACGCAGCGGCGAATGAGGATCCTAAGGAGGAGGGATTTGGTTTCAACAAGATCCACGAGTACCTTGAGATGGTGAATCCAGACATTGTCATGATCTATAATGATCCGCTTATCATCCATCGTTTCATCGAGGCAATGAAGTTCAAGAAGGGTGAGACTCCGTACAAGCTCTGGCTGTATGTCGATCAGGTGTACGAGGGTATTGCGCCTCCACTGATTGAGACCATGAACAAGAATGCCGATCGTATCTATTGCTTCACACAGTCATGGGAAGATGTGTACAGGAAGTATGGTCCTGCCGCCGATCTGAGTATTCTCGAGCACGCGGTGGATTCGTCTGTCTTTAGCAAGGTGACACCATCTGTTCGCAATAGCATTCGGGCTCGTATGAACATGAGCTCGGATTCGGTTCTGTTCCTCAATGTGAATCGCAACAGCTTCCGCAAGCGTCTTGACCTCGCGATCATGGGGTTTGTTCGCCTTCTCAAGCAGGATACTACGAAGCCGTATTATATGTTGTTTGTTACGAGCATCAATGTCAATCAGGGTGCATACTACGACATTGCTCGTATCTACAATACAGAACTTATTGCCAATGGTCTCAGTGTCGAGGAACTTGGGAAGCGTATGATCATCGTTGACACGGGTGATATGAACAATAAGGCTCTCTCGGATGATACAATCAATGAGCTCTACAACGCCTGTGATATTGGTATCAATACCTCAGACGGCGAGGGATTTGGTCTGTGTCAGATTGAGCATCTCTACACAGGTGCTCCGCAGGTGGTGACGGATATTGGAACGTACCGTTCGTTTCTGGATACTTCAGTTGCCGAGTTCATTCCTGCCGGACCACGGTGCTACACGGCTGGAACAATGCCTCTGGGACTGTGGGCGCCTACATTCTCTCCCGACGATGTTGCGGATGCGATGGGCCGGGCAATCGATACTCTGTCGAGCAAGACTGAGAATGCTAGCAAGTATACGTTCAAGACATGGGATACGGTATGTGCGAGTTGGCTGGATGACGTGAGGAACGCAAACTCATCAAAGTAGAAACCGTATTGAAGTTGAATTGATCATCTCGCCCATTCGAAGAAGACGCTGATTATCGTCCCATGCTGGTCCGTCGAAGACTTCCTTTGTATCGGGATCAATGAGTAGCAATAGCCCCTTGATCATCACCTTTTGTAGACGACGGTGCTTGCGAGATGTGTTGCGTAACACAGTCGCATCTGTGTCTTCATTCTTAATGTTTGGCGTAAAGGCCAGGTCTTCAGCTCCTGTGGTGCTGTCAAACCGCATACAGGAAACAATGGGTTTCTCACGGGCGTGAAGCTTACGGTGAATCTCGCAATCTACGGCCGACTCTTTGAGCAATAACCCAATCTTTTGGCTGATGCGTTCCTTTTCATATGCAGTCTCGTAGAGATACTCGTCTGTTGACATGAAGGCTTCCACGGGTTCTCCTTCGTATCTCCGCATCGACGTATCATTGCGACGAATGGCCACAATGTTCGGAAATTCGGCTGACTTGGATTGTTCTTCCGTGAACACGGAGACATAAAAACTGACCTTGACGGTACGTTCATCCATTGGCAGAGTGGCGTGAGAGCAGATACGAATCGCACGGCCTATGACCTGGTCATGACGAGCGGGGGTCCAATGAGGTTCCATGATGTGAACGTGCCGAACATTTGCCAGAGTAATACCTTCCGCACCACTGCTTGAGGCCATCAACAGAGACAAGATCTTCTTTCCGCGCTTTTCCACACTCTCTTTCAGGGACGCCGGGAAGTTTTTACTGTATGTCCCGTTAAAGATCTGACGGGTCAGATCGCGTTCTTCGGCGTCCTCCTCACCGGTGTAGAATGTGTAGGCAGGTCGTTCTGTCAGATCAGGGCTCTCCACCCATTGTCCAGCTTGTTTCACAATCTTGTATTGTTGCCATCCGGCAGCGTCCAAGATCGCCGAAAAGACGCCAAGACCTTCCAGTGACCGATACTGGGAGTACACAAACTGATTGCTGTCCCCAGATGCCTTCACGTTTCTCAGTATCTTCAGTAGTTTGGGACTGAATACTTCCAGTGCCTTCTCGGATAGGAACCGTTCGGGTTTTGATCTCAATCTCTTCAACATCTCTTCCTTGTCGGGAACGTCTCGCTCGTTGATTTGAATAGTGGGCACTTCATCTCGTAACTCGGGAGGGATCATGAAATTACAAGCAAGACGAGACGGAACGCGGTAGGTTCCCAGATCATCATCAAGAGAGGATCGATTGCGACGAGAATCGATCTTCATTTCAATCCAACGGACCTCAAGGTATCGTGTGAACTGTTCAGTTGACATCGGAATTCGTTCTAGCATTTGTTCGTCGTCTACGCGACGAGGAATCAGGCGTTCATCGGCACCCTTGAAGTATGAAACGAGTCCCTGAATGCGCCGACGAAACATCATCGGGTTCTTAATGTTGAGACCATCTAGAAAGAGGTTTGCAAACTCTTCATAGTTTGTGGGGAGGCATGTGAACTCTTCTGTTGTCGCACGCTCCGAAGCAATTTCACCTCCACCCACACCTGTTTCGATCTTCTCTTTGATGGAGGCAATCCAATCGACAGCCTGAGGAATATATGGCATGTCTTTCTTGTACTGAACGGCAATACGGTCACCGTCTCCATTGTATGTGGACCGAAACTGAGGGGGGTTACGAGTAACCATGACGTGTTTCTTAAGCGCATTGAACTCGATTGTGTCTACATCGGGAATCTCACGAAACGCTTTGGTGATTCGTTCTTCATCCCAAGACGAGATGGTCTTGAACGGAATTGTAATGCGTTCGATAGGTCCGCGAAGCATATTCATCAAGTATGAGATCTCATTGGGCCGATTGATCACGGGAGTTCCAGACAATGCTACCACCTTGCATCGCTTGGCGTGATAGATTGCCTCATACAGCTTGCCTGTAATATCAGACTCATTGATGACACGCGAGATCAAGTTGTGGACTTCGTCAATGATGATAACGCTATCGTCGTACATTCCGGGCTCAACATGTTTCGCAATGTTCGTTGAAGTCAATCCATTGTAGCGAACAAAGTGAAACCTGCTATCGATGACGTCCTTGATTTGTTCACGAATAACAGATTGATCCTGCTTAGAAAAGGTCGTGAAATTGGGTTCGCCACCAGGAACCGTTACGTAGAATCGACTGTGTTTGTCCATGAATTTGTCCGAAATGCCGAGCTTCTTGCCTTCTACACGAGTCTCCTCCGTGAGGGCAGTTCGTACCCAATTCTGTTCAATGGCGTAGACCGGATCACCGCACTTGAGAATCTCGCCGCGGTAGTTCTCTTCCAGTGCCGCTGGAACCATGACGAATACATTGGACGTTGATAACAGCGACTCGGCAACTGCGATCGATGAGCACGTTTTTCCAGATCCCAAACCGTGATACACAAGAATACCTCTATACGGTGTCTCAATCTTCAGGTAGTCGCGAATAATCTTTTGGTATGGAAAAAGCTCCCGATTGTTGCCCGATGTCTGCTTCAAGCAAAGATCGATGTCTTTATCATCCTCGGCGAGTGGATCCTTATCCTTTTCCCTGTATTTCATGAAGACACGTGTGATGGCATCAGCAAATGCCTTTCGGTTGGGAAGCACATACGCTCGGCTCATTGTCTTTCAAGCGGAAACATTTGCGTTGCTCATAAACAATGGATATCACTCGGAGCAACCATCGGATGTGGATGGTGACTATCTATCTGTTTCTCGTATCCATCTTCCTTTACCTGAAACCGTCTATCGCCTTCGGGCGTAATGGACGGATTCGCCCGTTCGGGGCAACCGACAGGGAATCGACTGTATTCCCTGTATGGTGGTGGATTTTTACGATTAGTGTAGTGGCTTATTGCTTAACCGTCTACTTTGCAGGGTTCCGTTTCACTTCCTAAGAGCATTGTAGTATGCTGCGACCGTGGGTATGTACACGTGTCGCTTCGTATGTTGATTGTAGATCTCTTCGATAAAGACTCCATCCGCCCAATACAGTGACTCTTGCCAAGGCCGACACATGTGCCTAGGAACAATATACTGAGCCGTATCAATCTTGCGAAGACGAGGTTCCTCTCCTCCCAAGATTCCACCTGGCTTGTTTGCGAACTCATCGTTTCGAAGCTGATCCCACGTGTAAAAATGGTGTGTATCGAACCCAACTGTGAGTTTCCAAAACTCGGGATGGACAATGTTATCGTCGTCCAAAAAATACACCATTCCATCAGATACCATGGAAAGCCCTACGTTACGTTGACTGTTTCCAGAGCATGACCCAATGGGGCTGACATGTCCAAGCTCAACGATCTGCGGATGATCAAAATGGGTAGTATAGATCCCTCGTGTCCGCGTCGTATCGTAGATAATGATCCAGCGACGAATCAAATCAAACTGAATCGACGCATACATCATCTTCAGATTGTCTGAGCGGGAGCACGGTGTGATGATTGTAATCATTATACTTACTTGCTACACCGTTTCGAATGTTTCAACGATGCTCTTGAGTTGATCAATCATGGCCTGTCTCTGAACGTGATGAGGTCGTACATGAGACTCGCACTCCGCGAAGGTCTTCCAACTGATTCCCGAGATTTCACGGCGCTGCATCGCAGTAAACCGCTGATTCAAATTGATTTGATCGGGTTGTGTCAGCACGGCCACAAAGTAGACATGACGATACTGAACGCCATTCAGTCCCTCGAATGTTTCCTCGAGACGAATGTTTCGAAGAACGAGGTATGCATCGCGGTCAATGTTCGTCTCCTCTGTGAACTCGCGAATCGCACAATCTACATCCGACTCGTTACGAACCCTACGACCCTTTGGGAACCCCCACTCGGGTTCCGCGTACACAGACGGGTTGTTTTGAACGAGAGAAATGCGATCGAGTTGATTGAACTTATCTCTCGACGCAATGAAATCAGCGGACGCATGATCATCCCCCCACAGGGTCTTCCACAACGTCTCGAAGGTCTGATTCCGGATCGCCGTCTGTTCCTCGATCGTCATGTTTCCAATCAGGAGCCCTACGTACTCAGTATTCGCCGGGTCGTACTTGCCTCGCATGAACTCGGCGAAACTCATACTGTCCTTGCGCCGGATCATCAGAACCCGTGTAGTATTCAAGTTAACGGGTAGAATAGGTTTGTCTATGAGTATAATTCCACAGGAAAGCACTGGATCCATACATCCCCTGAATAGATGCCCTTTCCCCCCACAGTTATTACAGAACATTATAGGTATTGGTTTTTGAGCAAGAGCTGTCCGTTTTTCCATTGCTCCTTTAATAAAGATCCTTTGTAAACGATAAATGTCTGCTCCGCTTTTCCAGTTGACGCCGGCGTACCCATTGCCACAGTCATCATCTTCATTCAACACCCTTAACGTTATGTGGAAACTGTTAATCGTTCTTGTCGGCCTTGCGCTGATTTCGTTTACTGTCTATATTATCTATACGGCCGTTGGTGGCATATCGTTACCATGGTCCGCGCCATCCGTGTCTTCCTCATCTGCGGTTGATAATGCTCCTCTACCCATTGATGGAAAGTCAGGAACAGTAATCCCTGCAGCAAGTGTCCCCATCGCCGCGGGCTCCGATTACGGAATTCAGTTTTGGATGTACATCAAGGACTGGGACTATGCGTTCGGACAAGCGAAGCCCATTCTGACGAGAGCAGATGCCACGAATCAATACATTACGAATCCGAACATTTCGCTTTCTGCCACAGATAACAACCTTGATGTTTCAATCTCAGTCTTTGGTAGTGACTCCGTAAGCTCGGGAGCATCCTCACCGGCACCAGCAAATGGCGCCGGGGCCACGGGAGATCTGTTCACTGTGACAGTTGAAAACGTCCCTCTTCAGACGTGGTTTGCTGTAACCGTAACGTGCTTCCAGCGTAACGTAGATGTGTACATCAATGGAAACCTGGTCAAGTCTGCTCTTCTGCCCGGTGTTTCCAGACCTGCCGT